CGGGCGCCGCATAAACGAAGATGACATTAAGGTCATCGTCGGATTAGCCCCTGAGTATGCCCTCTGGCTAGTCAGCGGGACGATCGCGCCAGAGTCGGGACAAACAAGCCCCGAATATGACGAGGCACATTCAAACTTGCCCAATCAGAACGCGGGATAGCCATTACTCGACAAGTAGCTAGCCGTTGGTTTGCCCGAAGGAATGGGAAATGAATATTGAAAGGATCGTTCTTAAAATCGCCATAACGATTACCGCCGTAGTAATCATCCAACAGGGAATGACTGGAATTGGCAAAGGGATGCAAGAACGAAACGCCGAAAGGAACGCGCAAAAACAAGCGGAAAAACGCGAAAAGGAAAACGCNAAGAAACAAGAGGAGATTCTGAATTCAGCTGAATGCCAGTTCTGGAGCGAACAGTACGAAAACAATCCCACCGAGCAAACCGCCGATAAGTATCGCAATGCTTGCCGCTACTAGTGTCGAAAAACTGTCGAAAACAAAGACCCATAAAGACCTTTATCGACTGATCGAGGTCAGCAAAACGCCCGTACTGGCTGTGAAAGACCATCAATGACACCGCCCGAAGAGAGCTATAAACTTTCAGACCTCTACAGTGATTCCGCGGCAAGTGGTTGATTTTCAAGGTTTTTGTTTGAAGCCTCTACCGCGCGTGTCGAAGAAGTGTCGAAACCATCCAGCGGATTGAACCTGACAGCCTCCTTGAAGTGCGACGGCGACAAGTGCGCATAGCGCATGGTAACGACCAACGAGGAGTGCCCTAGGATTTTGCTTAACGTGACGATATCTCCGCCATTCATGATGAAGTGACTGGCGAAGGTATGCCGCAGAACGTGGCTGGCCTGACCGCGTGGCAACACAATCCCACTGGCCTTGAGTCCGTTACGAAACGCCCTCATTGAGATTGAGAAGCTCCCGTTAGCTGCCAGGTAGGCGCTCACCCGACCGGCTAGCTCCGGGCTGATCGGGACCGTGCGGACCCGCTTGGACTTGGTTTTGACGAACGTCACCGTGTCATTCCTCACACGCTCAAGGCGTAGCCCCTGGGCTTCAGACCATCGAGCACCAGTAGCCAGACAAACTTCAGCGATCAACCGGACGCACCTGGAGCGGCTTTTGTCCAGCGCGTTGAGCAACGTCCGAATCTGATCGACCTGGAGAAACGAGAGCTCGGCTTCCTGGAGCTTGATCGGCTTTACCTTCGCCAATGGGTTCGGGTAGTCGATATCGCCCAAACGGTAGAGCTCGTTATAAACCGTCTTGAGGAACGACAGCCGGTTATTGACCGACTTAGGCATGGCACCGGACTCCAGTTCCCGCCGACGCAAGCTGACAACATCCGCGCCCGTCAGCGTCCGAGCCACAGGATCACCCAGCCGCTTAGCCATGAGCTGAAGCATATTGGCGCGCCGTCTGCCACTTGTGATGGCATGGCCGTGCAGGTCATACCAACGCTGAATCAGCTGGCTGAGCTTGCGATTATCCAGAGGCTTAGGGTTCCACTTTCGCGGCTGAATGCAGTCAGCGCGACAGGTTGCCTCAAAGCGAATAGCTTCAGCTTTGGTTTTGACCGTCTTACGAAACCGCTTGCCCTTGATGGGCTCAACATCGACTCTCCAGCGGCCATCAGGCAATTGCTCGATGGCCATCAGACAGCAACCCCCCATCGGACAGTACGTTCCTCCAATCGCTCACCAATCATGGCGCGCACATGCTGAGGCGTCATGCCTTTGTCGCGGTAGTAGGTACGGATCAGGGGCCAGAAGGGCAGGCTCTTAAGAGCCTGAAAGGTCTTTTTTGCGTCCAGCCCTTGCCGCGCAGCGAGCGTGATGGCGTTGCCAATCATGAGGTCGATGTTTTTACCGGAGAAGCCACGAGCACTTTTGTAGCGGCGCTTATAGAAGGTCTCATCAGCCAAAGAGCTAACGCCCGTTTCAACCGTTAGATCGTCACGTAACAGGGTCCAAATCGGCTCAAGCCAGCCCGGACGTGCCATCAGCTGAAAACGTGTAAAGCCGTAGCGCCAGAGGCCATCGAGATGAGGCGCAAACTCCGCAAAAGTGCGCGTTTCAATGAATTGTCCGGAAGCCGTCGAGCAGCTTCCAGCAGCGAACTGGTCAATGATGGAGTGATGAAAGCGGAACTCTACCCGCCAGACAGGTTGCTCAGGGTTGTAATTGTCCGGGTCGCCCTCGTCAAAGCTATCCCTGCGACGCCAGACACCTTCCCAAAAGTCGAGCTTATCTATGGCACGAGCTTGAAGCGTTTTGTTGTACACGCCGAGCTGACACGCGCCAGCAGAGCCAAACAGGTACGACTGACCGCGCCCATAGGCCGCAGACTTGTCAGCCCACTCGAAACGGCTTATGCCGTCAAAGCTACGAATCGAAGTCGCCTTGCAATGCATACTGGCGACAAATTCTTCAGATGGATTCCAGCCTTGAAAGTCAGCGGCAAGGTGCACAGCGCATTGCTTAGGCGTCACTTTGGTCATGGCCTCACCAGCTAAACGATCCATCAGCTGCTGAAGGCGTTCGGGCTCGTGAGCATCAATCGCATGGGGTGACACTTCGATTTTGAGATGAGGGCCGATAGCATCCAGTTTGCGGTTGAAGTTTTTGAGCAACAGGATCAGGCCGAGGTCAGCGTTCTGTAGCTTGAACTGGTAGCCGCTGTCACGACCAACGCGAGAAGCATGAAAGCGATAGCCAGCGAAATCGACCATGCCCGGCTTATCACCGAACAACGCCAGCAGTTCGGGCCGTAGCAGCCCCTCATAAAGCTGGCGAACGGTATCGACGCCACAACGCAGCAAGCGAACACCTGACAGGTCGGTGAATTTCGCCAGATGACTATCAAAAAAGAAGCGGCCCTTCGGGCTCTCCGTCACTTCGCCATCCAAAGAAGCGGCCCTTCGGGCTCTCCGTCACTTCGCCATCCGCACCGAACAAAACCCGAATTTGATCCTTTGCCATGTTTAACCCTTATTGACCGTTAGTGACCGTTTGCTTAGTTGTGTTATTGACGTGCTACAGGGACGTCACAGAGCGGGGTTTGCGCGCCGGCTCGTTCCTCGCCCGGCGTGCAAACCCGCTCATCACCACAGGAAACGCCCCTTCTCGTAGGGCACGCGCGTAAGCGTGGTAGCCGCTTGCTGCTGGCTCGGTTGATAGGCCGGTGCGGTGGTCGGTGGTGGTGGCTGGTTGCGCATGTCCTGCGGCGAGCCACGGTCGGGCTTGGTGTCGTCGAAGTAGCCGTTCTGCACGACCGACATACAGAAGCGAAACGACACATCCAGGCGGGTGCCCTGCTGGCTGTGGCATAGGCACCCCGTCAGCCCTTCATCGCTGTCGCCCACCTGCATGCGCTTGTAGTTGCGGGCGATCAGATCGCGGTCGGTGGTGGCGATGCAGATCGGTTTCGGGAAGGCTTGCGGGCCGGTCAGGCCGTCATACACCGGCGCCGATGCCGGCAGGTCCTGGACCCGAGGCACGCGATTGGCCAGGTACTGCTCGACGGTGAGCGGCGCAGATTGCTCCGAGTCGTTCGCCGCAGGCCGGATAAAGGCCCCAACCGTATCACGAACCTGATCAACCATGCTCCCAGCCGGCGCGCTGGTAGTGGCTTCTTGCGCCGTTTTTCCGACGCTATAGCGCTCATAAACACGATAAACGAGGATGCCGGCACCGATCAGAACGCAGATGGCCAGAATGAACTTAGTCGGTACCTTGGTCTGAAAGTGGTGCTTGGCATTGGCACTGGTATAGGCACCGAAGTACTTCTTATCCAGCCGTAGCGACTTCTTGTCGGCATCCTTGAAACTGGATTTAAGCTCGACCTTTTCCACCACAACTTCCGACTCGAAGCGCAGCAGCTGAGAGGACTTAAAGACGCGCCAGTAGTGGATGTGCGAGTTGCACAGCCGACGCAGATGCACATCCAGATAGCGCGGGTCCTGAGTGACGAGGTGCACTTCGTGGCCCTGATGGCGCATGGTCTCGAAGCGGGTGATGTGCTCCGGTGGC